CTCAGATACGTCAGCACGTCTACCTCGACGCCGCCTTGGTCAGTCGAGGGGTCGGCGGGGTTGTAGCCGGTCGTGGCCGAGTAGAACGAAACTACCTGCGCGTCAGTCGGCGTCCACTCGCGGCGCACGTCGCCCGTCCAGATTTGGAAGGCATGGCCGATGCCCGCCGCGGTGCAGTCGCCCAGCGTATTGTTGTCCATCATGCCGAACTCGGTAATGCCGCGCGTCCAGTCAACCGTATCCGGCGGCGGCGCGACGTTAGAAGCGAACCGGGCAAACATCGGAACTCGAGCGTCGAACTTGGCAGGCTTCTTGCCAAGTTTCATGAGACTGTGGTCGGCCATGGTGTTTCCCTCAGGACAGGAATTGATGCGCCTCATCACGGCGCCGGTTGGCTAACGCAGCCGGATGCGACCAGTGCATGAACGCGGCGGCTGCGCCTTTGATATCGCCCGCATTGAACAGTTTCAAGACATCGGAGCCTTTGAAGCCGCCGTCGCCAATGTTAAACATGAGGCTCATCATGGCGTCGAACTGGTTTTGAGTAGCGGGCCGCGTCAGCAGCCGGCTCATAAAATCCTCGCGCGGCGCCAAGTCACTCTCAAGAATTGCCGTGGCCTGCGCCTGCGTGATCGTCAGTCCCGCATGAACCAGCGGCGGTGTCCCGGCAAGCGAACTATGCCCAACGCCAATCGTCCAGACCCCGACCGAATCCCGGTACGCGTGCAGCACGCAGCCCTCGCGCTGCTCGATCCTGGCAATTCCGGCGGGTGACGTGCGCATCATTGACGGTCCTCTTATAGAAAAAAGGGTGCGCGCGGGGAGGACACACGCACCCTTAGCGACCGCTGGGATATCAAATCAGCGATCAATCACGATGAAGCTTGTTTCCGTACGCCTTGATCTTTTCCAAGCGGCCCTTGCCGCCGCCGGCGCCGTATTCCATGTCGAGGTAGGCGCGGCCGCCACTCTTGCGCGGCATCGGCCCCGGAGCCGGAACCGGCCCCGGAGGGGGAGCGCCGGCGCCCGGAGGCATTGCGCCTTGCGGCGGCATCTGCGGCGGGGGAGGCGGAGGCATCATTTGCGGGTGCGGCGCCATCGGGGGTGGCCCAGCGGGCGGCTGCGGGGGCTGGTCCTGCCCGTGACCACCAATGATGATGTTGACATTCATCTTGCCCTTGCCGGCCTTGCCGCCGGAGGCGCGCGCCTCGCGGCCACCTTCGGGACGCGTGCCTTCAAGCTTGCCGTCAGCAACTGCTTCGCCGCCCGACTTGCGCCCCATTTCAGCCATCCGCTTAGCGCCGGCCGTATTCTCGGGACGGTCCTCGAATTGCTTCTGCTCGACGCGCCGTTGCTCCGGGGTCTGCTTGTCGTAGCGCTTTTGGCCCGCTGCATACCGTGCGCGCAAGTCTTCGGGAGAGATGCCGCCGCCTGACTTGCGGTGATCGCGCACCAGTTCCTCGGCGTCTTTCAAGTCACGCTCGCGGTGCGGGTGCTCAGCCTTGCCGCCGCTCTTGCGGGGCATCATTCCTGGCTGCACCATGCCGGGGCTGCCGCCTGGGGGCAACCCAGGCATTACATTGGCGCCGAGCGGGCCACCCATCATGCGCTTGGCCCGACCGCCAGTCTTCAGGCCGCCGAGATGGTCCTTGCCGCCGGGGCGCTCACGATTGGCTTCCTTGAGATCGCGGTTTGACAGCTTGTCGGCGGTAAGCGAGCCGCCGTCCTTGCGCTTGGCGCGGCCCGCGTGGTGCATGGACTCTTCGCCGTGAACCTTGCCGCCGCGCTTGAACTGCCGCTTGGAAATGGGACGCATGCCCGTTTTTGTCTCAGTATGAAGGGGCTCAGTCTCGCCTTCGGGCGACCAGCCGCTGGCATCCACGGCGTCGGAACTGCCGTTGCCCCCCATGCGGCGGGCCTTGGCTTTCATCGCCTCGCGGTAGCGCTTGGATTCTTCAGACATAGTGACGATCCTCTCTCGCGCTTCAGCGTGCGCGGTACGCGTCTTTCCGTGACGATTTCGAGGATCGTCACAGCACCTAAGCTTTATACGCCTTAGCCGGGGGCGCCGTCAAACGGAGCGCATGATCAACAATGCTGCCGCCAGCCGCATACGCTGGCAACCCCTTCAGGATTTTCTCGCGCAACTCGGGCGGCAACGGCACAGAGTGCAGCTTGTGCTCTGTTCTTCCGGCGTCGTCTTTCGGGTGCTTGATCGTCAACGGCTCAAATTTAGCCTCATGCCCGAGCTTCTTGAGAATCTCCTTAAGTCGGCTAGGTAAAATCTTGTCGTAGTAGCCCTTCATGCCCTCGCCGCCGACTTGCAAGTCTTTTCCGGCGACCGAATGCGCGCCGTTTGCGTCTTTCTCGGAAGCCAGCAAGCGTTCGGCCAACTCTTTCCCGACGTAGGACGGCAGCTTTTCCGGCGTAACGTCATTCTCCTCAATTGCAGGGTGACTCGCGCCGTGCTCGGTCCCAAGAAGACGCTGAACTCCCGGATGGTAGGCCAAATGGCTTAGTTTCTTAGCCAGCCCATAGCGTTCGCCCTGCTCCTGCCCCGGCGTCCAGGCCAAACGGTCGTACTTGCCGCGCGCCGCCTCGGTCAGGGCGCGCTTGAGGCCGAGGTCGGTCCAGCCATTGGTTGAAGTGACGTAGGGGCCTTTGGGCGGCAGGGTAGAATCTCCGGGCGTAACGCCTTGTTCCAGACGAAGATGCGCGCGCAAGCTCTCAGGGTACGCTCTAGCGTGGCGGTCCAGTTCTTCTTGCGTCGTAAAATCGGGGCTCGCGTGGCCAGACCGTGGGTTACGGTAGCGGAAATACGGCTTGTCGTTTTCTCTAAACCCCTTTTCACGCCCCGCCTGCCCCCAGTCAGACTGCAACTCCTCAAGGTGCAAGACCTTGTCGCCCCTCTTCGCGCGGTCCTGCTCGGCCAATCGTGCGTGGCGCTCGGGCGTCCCCGGCATCGTTTCATCAAAGATTTTCTGGTCAGGCTCGGGCGTCTTGCCGCTCGGGACATGACGGTCGGACATGCGCAAGTGCGCCACGACGTTCGGTACATCCCAATGGTTGGAGTGGAACTCTTCACCCTTCCCCTCTTGTTTCGCCGCTTCGTATGCATTGCTTGCGTCATTGAAAGCAGCGTGCAACGCTTGGTACTCAGGATTATTGCGTGACCTCTCAACACCGTTACTGCGAAGGTGCTGCTCCAGCGCGGAACGCGCGCGGGTCTTGGCGCTCTCAAGCGGGTTCAGCTTGGCGTAGTCGGGTGTTGACTCCTTATGCATCAGCAATTCGCGATAATTCTCGCCGCCCGGAATCGTGTACTCCTCAAACTTGGGCTTATCGCCATCTTCGTCATCGTGATAGTTGCCGAGGTTCGTTTCCCGGATTTGTGGCGTCGATTTGTGAAAGTGATGCGCCAATTGCTCGCGCGTCACGCTGGGCTGGCCGGCAAACGCCTGCGCGGCGCCCGAGTTGGCAACCTCCTCGGGCTTGACGCCTTTCAGTGACGCCAGCATTTGCTGCGGCTGGCCTTTGGCCTGCGGCAACGCCTGCGCCGCCTCAGCCGCCTGGCTGTACATGTTGGAGCCGTTGAGTAAGCGCGCTGCTGGGCGCGCGGTCAGCAGCGCCGAACGAATTGCTTTGTCTTGGTCATTCATTCTGCGGCCTCTTGGGTCTTGAGCCAGGGCGGGGTTTCAATGCTCAGCCAGGACGGGTCTTCCCCGCACAATTCACGCAACCGGTTCCCGATATCAATCTGGTACTCAGCCTCGCGCTCACACAGAATAGCACGAAACCCTTCGAGGTGCGCAGCCGCGCCAGTCGTGCCGCTTCCGGCAAAGGGATCGAGGATAAGGCCATCAGACGGCGTCACGAGTTTGCACAACCAGCGCATGAGATTGACTGGTTTGACAGTCGGATGCTTGCTGTTGGCGCGATCATGCTTTGACGCTTTTGCCGAATAAAAGAATCGCGCCGCCGAGCCAGAATCGTCGTGCTGCGGGCCGCAAGGCGTGTTACTTTTGCCACTCCACATTCCTCCTGACCCGCGCGGTGCGGTCTCTTTCCCGGCTTTACTATTCGGAAACATCGAAACCACTTCATCCGAGCCGTCACGAACGATATTTGCGGGCCACCTGCCTGCTTGCGGTCCAGACCGCTCTTTCGGCTTCCCCGTGTTGAACATCGACGCGCCGGGGCGCTGGTAGCCTTCATGGCAAGCTGTCGTAACGGTTTCTCCAGAAGCCACGCAAATTTCGTCAGGATTGGTTGCCACCCTACACGCGTCAATATTCAGCGCCCCGACGCCATGCGCCAGGACATTCGCCGCGACGGTTCCCTCAATCGGTTTTCGTGCTAGGCAAATCGGCTCGTAAGCTGGCTTAAGGGCTGTCCCATATCCTTCGTACTCACCTTTGAGGTTGTGTGATTTCGGAAACCCCGTTCCAAATAGCCACATGAGGCCGTCTCGTATCTCAAAACCGGCGTCCTCAATGGCGCAAACCATCCGATGCTGGCACTTCGGCGCCGAGAACGCTACGAGATGGCCCCCGGGCTTGAGAACCCGAAAAGCCTTAGCCCACGTCTCAGGGCGGAAGGCTATGTCGCCGCCGTCCCACTCCTTGCCCATAAATCCGCGCGAAGTTCCTTCTTTGGCCGCCGCGGCGTTCGCGCCGCCAAAACGCTTGACCGTTGAAAGCAAGTGGTAAGGCGGGTCGCAAACGATGGAATCGACGCTGTTCGACGGCAAGCTATCCATGATTTCAAGGCAGTCGCCCTTCCGAAGGTCAAGCCGTCCCGCGCCAAAAGTCGTCATGCTGAATCCTCACCCCACTATGTCAATGCAGCACGATAACCGTATGCGCTTGTCGGATCAAGTGTCTTTCTTGCCCTTTTTCAGCTTTGGCTCCGCCGCGCCGGCAACCTTCGCCGCCTCTTGCTGAGCCTCGATTTCCTTATCCTTCAGCCCGTGCTGCAAGGAATGGTCGGCGCCTTTCATGACGATATCGCGCGCCAGGTGCAGCAGTTCGACGTGCTGCTGGCTCTTGCGGTCGTCGGCCGCGTTGGCGTCGCTTAACGCCTCGCTAGCCCGCGCTGTATCGGCCTTGTGCGCGTTGGTGTGCGCATTAATCAATTCAGCCGTCGCCTTGGCCTGCGCCACGGTCATGTGCGCGTCGGCCTTAGTCTTGTTGGCCTCCGCGTTCATCGTATCGGCGGCGGAATCCTGCGGCGGCCCAACTTCGCCGCCCCCGGCCAAGCCGTTCTGCGTCTCGGCGCTGACCGATGCGGCTTGCGCCTTGTCTTTCTCGGCCGCCGCTTGCGCCTTGAGCATCGCCGCTTGCGCCATCATCGTCTTGGCCTGCGTTTCCGCCTGCTGCTTCAGCAATTCAGGCGGCGGCGCGGCTTGAGCTGCTGGGGGCGCCATGAACTGCTGCGGGTTACTGAAGCCGAGCGCGTTCAGCGCCGCCATGTCGATAGCAATGGGGTCGTACATTGACGGGTTGGCCTGCTGCAATTGTTTCAACGCCATAATCTTCATGACGCGCTGGCCGTAGGAAGCGGTGTTCGGGTCAGCCTGCGGCGTCAGCTCATTGGCGTTGATAGCGGCGAGGAACGTCTGTTCGTCCCATTGCGTGGCTGGCTTCTTGTTCTTCTGCCAGAACGCCTCAGGGTTCTCGCGGAAACAGCGGACCAGCAACCGGAACTCCTGCGCCTGCGCCGAGTGCATGCGCTTGTGGACCGAATTAAGCACCTTCGTCGCCTGCTCGATCAGCGCCAGCACAGTGCCGACTGGAACGTCAGCGCGGCCCTCTCCAACCGGCATTTCAGCCGTGCCGCCGACACGCTGGCCGGTCTGCACCATGTTATCGACGAGCGTCATAAGCGACGCGCTCGGCGGCTGGTACGGCAGCGGCATGATCGCCTGATTGATTGGCAAGCCGCCAGTCTTTACCAGCGCGCCGCCACCCGGCGGAACGCGGAAGATATTCGTGTTTTGCCGTGCGCCAGTGTCTGCCATGAGGAAGCCTGGAAAGTTGCTAAACATTCCAGCATCGAGCAACTCGCGCCAAGCAGCAGTAACAGCATTAGTAGTGTTCCCAAGAATGTTAAGAAGCCCAATATCATAGAAGCCAAGACCGGGAACAAAAGTATACTTAACAAAGGTCTCGCGCGCTTCAGGAAGTTTCTTAGTGTCTTCATCGTAGTTCCTCGCGATAGAGAGAACTTGCTTAGTCGATACGTCGATAGTGACGCGGTAGGGGATTTCCAACCCAGAGATTTTGCCGCGGTGCTTGTGCTCGTGGCCCTTCAGGTCCAGTTCGCAGTAAATCTCGTAGATTTCCCGGTCGCGGTCATCCGGCCGCATTGTGCCGGGCGTCAAGCCTTGCTGCGCCTTGGCTGCTTCCTGAACGGCGTCGGTCTTGGGCTGCGTCGGCGTCGAAAGGTCAATGTCGCGGTAAGCGCCAAGGATTTGCAGCCGCTTGACCGTTGACGGCCGCATCATGGAGCGGTGTGTGATGCGCTTGGCGTTAGCGAGGTCGGTACACTCATTGTTGACGATCAGGTCGTTGGCGTCGACCGATTCCGACACGGGTCTGTTGCGCAGCGGGCAGTTGTAAACCTTCTTGAAGGCGGTCCCGCCGAATCCGAGCATGAGCAGCATCTTGTCGGTGTCGGGGTAGTATTCGGTTGCGACGACCGTCAGGTAGTGGTTCAGGTCTTTTTCGAGGAAGTTGGCCTGCTGGTCGGTCGCGATGTCGCCGCCGTTGCCGTCATCCCGGATTTTGACAGGACCATCTGTCGGCAGGAACTCGGATCGGGCGTTAGCCTGGAAGCGCAGCACCGCCTCCTGCAACAGCGGATGCCTCACGCGCGACATGCCCTCGACGGGGGCGCCATCGGCGGCGCCAGAAATGTTTGGGACTTCGATCTTCAGACCAAGCAGGCGGATACCTTGCGCGCGTTCCTCGACCCACTCTTGACGGCTCTGCAAGTCGTCCTCGACGCCACGGATAAGGTCATCGGCAACACGCGCCATCTCCTGGTCGTCAAGCGTCTCGGCCAGGTTGGCGAACCATCCCCGATTGACCTCGGGCTGGTCGACCAGTGACTTGCCGTCGATGCTGACCGTAACGGAGCCGTCGCCGTTCTCGATCTTGACCACCGTACCGGAACTATCGAGCTGCGGAACGTCGCGGCTGTCCTCACTATCGTGATTGATGGAAAGGCCCGGGATAACAGCAGGGTCAGCCTCACCATGAACGAGGCGGATGTTAGCGGGGGCGAGGCCAGCCATGATGCGTCCTTGGGCGTGAGCAAAGGTTTGCCGTCACTATACGCCAGCCCTTAGAGACGCGCTAGGGGACGGTTCTGGCCTCTGTAACGAAGACAGCAAGGAAACGCCGCACGCCCACGCGCATCGCAGCACAATCGTTAGGAGCCTGAATCATGTACGTGCGTGCCTTGCACGGCACGCAACCCGAAACTCGTACGTAAAAGAATGAATCTTCAGGGTTAGCGACACAAGTAAAAGGCAGCAGTTCTGCGTCCGCGCTTACGAGATGGCGCTTGACCGTCTCTATCTCTTCCTGACAGAACTGCTGGTGCATCTCAGTCGGCTTTTCTCTTGAGCCGGATGCGCGGCTTTGGTAGCGGTCGGGCGCGCTCTTTCTCGGCACGCCAAAACTCAACCGCGTTCGCCTGTATGCTTTCATGCCGCTCTTTCTCGGCACGCCAAAACTCAACCGCGTTCGCCTGTATGCTTTCATGCTGCTCCTTAACAGCTTTTCGGTATTCGTCTGAGATCGGGCCTGCACCCGGCGAAGTACCCGCGCAAGTCGCAGTCATCTCAAACTCCCTCCTCGTTAGGGGGCGCCAAAGGCGCTTCCATTTCCTCGCGGAAGCGGCGCAGGCCCTCCATAGCCGCCTCACTCTCGGTATTGGCCTCAATATCGTAGAAGCGCGTTTGCCCGAGGTGATCGTCCCAAACCTTGACGCACCAGCCGCCCGTGGGGGCGCTATCGACAATGGCGTGCGCGCGAACGATATTCATGCCGCTGACCACCCGTTTCGGACGCGCCACAAGACGCGGTAAAGAAGTTTAAGGACGCCGTCCCGCCTGTGGTGCCCATGCACTGTGAAGCGGGCCTCGTACGGCGCCAATCCAAGCTCGGCATCCCCGGTCGTGGCTACTCTGCAGTCGTAGCTGGAGTTTGGCGCCAGCCCCGATATGTTGGCGATTGTCATGACCCCGATTGCAAAGGCGCGCGACGCATCGCCGCCTGGGTGCACCTGAATGGTCACGACAATCACCTTAGCGCCCTCAGAACTTGTAGATAAGCGCAGCCAACACGGCGTCGGAATGGCTGCTTACCAGATACGCGTCACGCCCCATGTCGGTATAGCGGTACTCGACGCGCCCAATCACATTCGGTGTGAAGCCGTACTCAACGCCAGCGCCGGCCGTCCAGCCCACGCGGTTCTGCAAGAACGTCTGGCCAGCGGGATAGCTGACGTGGATGTCGTTGAAGGCCGCGCCGCCAGCAACGAAGGGCAGGATGTTGCCAATGGCGTAGCCGAGGCGGCCGCGGATATTGGCGTAGTAGTTGGAGCCGGTCGAGACAAGCAGCGGCTGCACCTGGTGCGCGCCCATGACGCCGCCGCCATCAGCTTCAGCGCCCACGACGAGGCTGCCGAATTGATAGTTTCCCCCGACAAGCGCTCCCGCAAGCGCCGCGCCCATCGGCGCGTTGAACGTCTTGCCCTTGGGATCGACGAAGCCCATGCCGCCTTCAAGGCCGGCGTAGAACCCAGTCCAGTTATACGCAGAACCCGGGCCAGAGATGGCCGGAAAGCTCTTGATCGACGGCAAGTCGGCGGCAGAAGCGGCGGAAGCGGCGGCACATAAGAGCGCGGCGGCAGCGAGAGCAAATTTCTTCAACATTTGGTGTCCTTTTGTTTGATGTAGATCAATTGGCCCGTGCCTTATGCCACAACTCGCCAGTCATCGCCAAGAACGTCGGTCTGGCTTGCCAGCCATGGCACGAAGCAACCGTCAGCCGTCTTCATTCCAATCCAGGGTAGCGCACGCAGGTCAATTGACGGCCGTGCAGCCGACGCCTCACTCATGTGAACGTAGGTTAACCACATACCTTTGCCGTTCCATCCGTGCCGCTGCACGCGCTGGCCACGCTTCAGGCAGCGGATGGCGTCGCCAAAGTCCATGCCGTATGCGTTGGAGGCGGGCTCGGGCCGAACGGCGCCGGTCTTGTCAATGAACGCTTGGCCAGGTTCAAGCCGCGCAATGTCCGGGTCGTAAGTGACGCCCTCATTCAACGCTTCTTCGATGGCGGGCTTGATATTCGAGCTTTTGTGCGGGGGCATGTCGTCTCCTAGGCATCGTACAAGGGCTTTGGTGTTCGGATGTTAGCATAATCCATCGAGTCCGCAAGCTCCGCAAGCCGCTCGTCGGCGCGGATCAGCAGACCGGTGTCGCGTAGGAATCTCATCCCCATGCTACAAGAGTCAGTCAAATCATCGTGTTTTGCCTTGGGAAAGCTGGCCACTTGGCGGATAACTTCCTCAGCCCACTTCTTATCTGGCGCGAAAACCATGCCTTCTGAGAATAAGTGCTGCACGCTGTACAGCCGCGCCATCTTGTCTTGAGCGCCGGGATTGATCAACTGCACCGCCCATTGCTCGTGCCCGTACAGGCGCCGCATCTCCTGCGCCACGCTAATGCCCGACGCCTTGCTTTCGATCAGCAGCTTGTCAACCTTCATCGCCTTGCATACCTCGGCCACCCGCTTGATAAGGGCATGCAGCTCTAGCCGCTCGGCAAAGGCGAACATCAGCACGACCTTGCTCATGCCCTCGATACCGCCGCTCCGCGCCTCAGCATATGGCTTGCCGTACCGGTCAACCAGCCGCGTTGATCGCTCCTCATGTCGCCCGCTGAATACGCCCCAGACAGTCAAGGCGCTACAGTCGTTCGAGGTTTTCTCCGTGTACGCGGTGTCGAGGCTGGCAAGGACGAAGTCAAGCGGCGGATACTCAGGAGGCGACCATAGTTGCCAGTCAGCGTCCTTGATAATGCCGCCGCCGCGCGGAACAGGCGACTGCTGGAACTGCCCGGCCGAAGCGTACGGGCCGAGGATACGCTTGTCGCGGTCAACCACGTCACGGGGGAAACGGTCGGGGAATAACAGTTCGTCGCGCTCGGTGCGCGGGTCTTCGTAGCCTAGCTTGGTAATGCAGGCGCGGTCTGGGTCGTACTCCATCGGCAGCATGATATGGTCGTAACCCATGTTGCCGTCGAGGATAACGCCGCTTACGTCGCGCTCGTGCAGCCGCTGCATGATAACGACGATAGCCGAAGAGTCAGGATTGTTCAGCCGGGTCGGCACAGACTCGCAGAACCATTGGTTAACTGATTCTCGCGTGGCTTCGCTGTTCGCGTCGACGGCGCTGATCGGGTCGTCGATAGTGACGCGGTCGCCGCGAACGCCCGTGATCGAGCCAGCGGCAAGCGCGTGACGCCAGCCGCCAGCCTTGTTCTCGAACTTTAACTTGGTGTTCTGGTCTTCGGTAATCTCGACGCGGTCACCCCAGCGCTCCTGATACCACTCACTCATGATAAGCCGGCGCAGCCGCAGGTTATCGCGCATGGCAAGGTCGATGTTATGGGCGGCGGCCACATAGCGCAGGTGCGGCTTGTTCTTCGGCCCCCATTCCCAGGCTGGCCAAAAGATGTTGACCATCATCGACTTCATTGCCCCCGGGGGGATGTTCACAAGTAAACGATTGTAGTGCTCGCCGTCTACCTTCTCGCCATTTGTGATCGCCTCAAGGTGCTCAGCAATGAAATCAACGTGCCAGCCATGCAGATATAGCTGGCCCGGCTCCAGCTGCTTCCAGGCACGCTTTATGAACTCGGCAAGGCTCTGCTCACAGGCCGCCTTGTCCAGTGCCACGAGAAGCGCTCCAGGATCGATGGCGGACGGGAGCGTTAGCGTCGTCAATCGCTATCGTCCTCTTCCGTGTAGGTTCCTTCGATTGTCTTCATCAGCGCTCGCTCGGCGGCGTGAATCTCGTCAATCGTCAAATGGCTCACGTCAATCTGGTTGGTGGTCGTGACCTGCGCGTGAATGTTGGCGTCAACAATCTTGCGGTCGCCGTAGTCCCGCGGGTTCATCTTGCCGGCCAGCCACTGGCGGGCGTGAATCTGGATTTTGATCGACTCGGTGTTGACGCCGTCAACAGCGGTGTCGGCCAGGTTAATGATCTCCTGCGCCGCCTGATCGGCCCGGATGCGGCGGGCTATGTCGTACGCCTCACGGAACTCCGGGTGCTCCTTTAGCCACATGTGGACAGTGAGGCTGTGGGGCGCCCACGGCTCTTCTATACATATGCGGTTCAAGACGCGACCGTTTATCACCTCCTCGCAAATGCGTTCGGCGACGGTCTCGCTGTACTTCCGGCACCACGGCAGTTTATAGGCCGCCGGTTCTTTGCGCGGCGAGTGCAGAATAAGAGGCTGGTCGGTCATATGCCTATTATGACGGGCCAGCCTCGAATTTACAAGCGACTACGCTCTTTGTTATGCACTACGCGCGTTAGCTTTCCGCAAACCGCAACGCAGACTCCATCGCATCGGCCTGCGCTTCCGCAAACTCTCGCGGCGTGTGGCCAAACTGAAAGCGACGCAGCGCCGCGGCGCCAGCCCTGACCGCGTAAAGGAGAACCTTTCGCTCCTCGCTAACGGCCTCGGCAACGTGTAACGCGTCGCGCATCTCCTTGCGCGCCTGCGCCCTGAAGTTATCCGCCTCGCCTGGACCCAGCAGCCCGGCCGCGTCTGGCCAGTCGCCGGGAAACCAAAAGCCAAGGGCCGACTCAACTTGCTGCTCAGTGATCATGGTGGTTTGCTCCTCGTTAGAAGAGCACTAAATAAACACGTACGATACGTCTACGCAATTACGTGCGAATACGTAATATCTTCAGCTTGAGTATTATATTTATTCGGCGCATGAGCAGAACTACTCAATACAGCGCTCAAGCTAAAGACTGTATTTGTTAGGTGTGTGAGTAGAACTACTCATGCACAACCCCGCTCCTCCTAAATATCGTTGCATGCGAACCTGGCTGAACCGACACGGCAGATATTCTTCTCGCAAACTAGCGAGCCATGCTCCCGGATATCCGCGCAATAATCCGCCTCGGCGTAGTTTCCCGCACCCTCCGCTATGCGCGCCTCTTCGTCGCCCCAACGCACACGGGCAAAGCCCGGCATCTGATCAGCTTTGACGTAAACGCCACGGCGTGCGCCAGCCGGGCCAGTAAACTGCCCCGTGTTTTTCAAAAACGAAGCAGTGAAAGCTATCATATCGCCAGGCTTGAATTTGGTCATGGCTCAACTCCTCCTCCTCGTTTTCCGGTCGTCCTTGCGTGTGTCGGCAATGGCGCTCTCGACCTGCTCGATCATTGTCGCGTCGGACGTTATAAAATCCACGAGTACGCTTGCAAGCTCGGCCCTTACGCCCTGCTGCTCGCCGTCGCCGCCGCAGTCAAGAAACAATTCCGGGTCTTCGGCGACAAACCATTCGGGGCCAGACCCAGCGTCGTACCCCTCCGGGTCCGCCAGATAGCCGCTCCCCGTTTCCGCCGTCCCGAAGCTCTCAACCTCGATAACCGCGCGGATGTAGAAGTCGGCGCCAAACTGCTGGCCCGGGACTGAAAGGTTAACTGTGAACTGCAGGTTTTTAGACATTTGCTTACTCCCTCGTCTCAACGGTCCCTAATCTAAGACAACCGTGTTCGGTTTGTCAAGCGCCTTGCTATGATAAAATACAAAACAAACTGACATTCACGCGCGCGTGATAAAAACCCATTTCGTATTCGGCTGTCTAACTTGCACAGAAATTAAAAACACTCGCCGTATTCACCGAATACGAAAATACGCAAATACTCTCGTGTTCGTATGCGCGCTGTCCCGCCAAGACCAGACTGACGGTAACTCCGAAATTGTACCGTCAGCCCGCAATCCCTTATTCTTCTAGGAACTCAGGGGTCGGCTGACGACTGACGATAGGTTTGGAACTTGGGTTGTAGGCGCATGGGCGCGGGTGCGCGTGCGTGCATGTGCGCATGGGCGCGGGTGCGCGTGCGTATGTAGGGTTTACCCGTTATTTATTGTCAGTATTGTCATTTTTATAAAAAATATAATAAAAAGAAAGAGTTAAGGCTGACGGTAGGGGCTGACGATACCCCTTTTTGGCTGACGATAGCTTTTTTCCATCGTCAGCCAAAAGAAAAAGCCTAGGTTTCCCTAGGCTCTCATCGTTTTAGCCCCCCGAAAAACCCGCGCCAGGAGGTGGCGTCGCCCGCATGACGCCCGCGCCGCCCATCAGCCCCAGCCGCTCGGCCCTGCCCCAATCCCCGCGGTAGTACACAGTCCCATACTCGGTGTGCTTGCTTGAGAGACCCGCCTTAGCGGCCGCCGCTTTCAACGCGGCCCGTTTAGCTAGCGGTGGGAGGCCCAGCAACCGCCTCAAATCCTCCGCCGGTATCTTGAAGTCCGCAACGCTGTCAACAGGCTCCAGCGCCTCTCTGAGGACATCCTCCAGTCCATCCGTTTCGTCGAACTGCTGCGCGGCTGGCGCTCGCATGGCCTCCAGCTCGTCGTCCATGTGCAAAACAAAATCCGCGGCCAGTGCTATTTCCTTGGACTCCGCGATCAGTTGCTCGGCCTCCCCCTGAAGCGCGGCCAGGTCCATCTTGTGCTTGAGCACCAGCGTGGGCAAGAAACGCCGCGAACCCGTGCCGTCGACCAGAAACCCCGCGTCAACCGTTTTCATGATTTCACGCTTGCGTGCGTCGCGGCGTTCAGGCGGCAGCGCCAGCAACTCGGTCGTGATGTCGTTGGGCGAACAACCCCGCGGTGTGACGTTAGCCGTCCCCACAAACGAAAACTGCCGCTTCTGGTCGAACGAATCGGGCGAATAAGTCGCGCGCCCGCTGTCCACAGTGCCGCTGACCAGCGCCTTGAACGCCTCGGGGTCCATCCGAATGAGCCGCTTAAGTTCCGCCAGTTCGACCAGCAGCTTCCCCGCTGTCATTTCCGCCACGCGATTAATACCGGACGAGGAGTCAAACTGAAATTTCTGGCCGCCGAGGTAACTGCCGGGCATAACGGCGTCGGCCAGTGTCTCGAACAGCGTTGTCTTGCGCTCCCCCTCCAGACCGATAGCGGCCAGTATCTCGTCAAACTTATGCCCCGGTCGCATCATCCGGGCCACCCAGTTCGCAATCCAATGCGCCCCAGCCTTGCACACGTAGCCGTAGGCGGCGTCCGAGGGCCGGTAGCCCATGTACCGCCCGAACCAGTCAGAAACCCGTCCTTGGCCATCCCAGGCCACCCACGAGGCCATCCTATCGACAACCGAGTTAAAGCTGCGCAGGCTGGCGTAATCGGAAACCCATATTTCAACGTCCGATTTCTTGGGGGTGTAGTGGTCAAGGCCCCACAGGGCGCGAGCGTTTGTCGCCTTGGAGTAGATCGCGGCCACGGCCTTGCTGGTGCGACCATTCCACACCGCAAGCTCCTTGTCGCTTGGCTCACAGTTCATCGACCCGAAAGCACGCAACCGCCGAAACGTGATGCGGCGGGTAAACTCGTCAAAAAACGGCCACACGCCCAGCTTGTAAGCCATGAAATGCCCGAGGTTGGACGACCTGTCGTTGCAGATATCCTCCCCCTCGCGGTCCCAGTCCGACGATTGCGAGGCCATTATCTCCAGCGCCCACGCTTCGCTTGTCTTGGGCGTCGGTCCCGCCCGGTGCGCAAATTGCGCCGTGCGGATAGCCGCGCCGGGCGACGAAACGCGCTTTTCGGACAGCAAGTCAGCCGCGCACTCAGCCCACGCTGCTTCGCTTGGCTGCAGCGCGGACACGCCGTCCAGGACCGACTGGGCGTCGGCCACGTAGAGGGTGGCGTTTACCTTGTTCAAGCGCTCGGCGCGGGTCCGCCACTCATCCGCCAACTCCACTACCGAAGCCATGCCCGCGGCCAGAAGCGATGACATAAAGCCCCAGGCCACGCCCTCAGCCTTGGTCCGCGCCTCAGCGTCACGCATGCGCAAGGCGTCGTAAAGAATGTCACACACCGCCACCACTAAAGGGCGGCGGTAAATCTCCTTGGCGTCGGCCTTCTCCTCGGCCTTGAAGCTCCCCTCGTTTGCCTGAGCGCCCTTTAGCACCTCCTCGAAGTCAAACCCCTGCGCCTTGGCCGCGCCAGCCCAGTCCGGGTTACGCTTTTCATGAATTTTCTGCTGTCGGAACCCTTTCGAGTTATTGACGCCATTTTCAAACTCGTATGAGGCATGGCCAGCGTCATCGGGCATGGCCGCGTCCACGGCGCGTTTGCATTGATCCAGGTCAAGGAGGCCGCGCTTGACCAGCATGCCGACTTGCAGGCCCAGCGTGTAGACGGATGTCCCCCGATTGGCGCCAGCGCCGCGGGTTGAAACGTCGTCGAGGCCCTGCTCGAACAGACGTTGCGCGTCATCGATCATTTCCGCCGTGATCTCGGCGCCAAATTCATCGCCGCCCTCGGTTGCGGCGCCACGATGGCGGCAATTCCAGCCAAGCGTGGCCATTGTGGCCGAGATATCGAGCATGAGCGCTTCAAGATTTGGTATGAGCAGCCAGTCAGTGGGCCGCATCTGGTAGATTGAGCGACCCTGGCTGTCGGGTTCCCAGAAATAGGGCTTGCCCGTATCGGGGTGGTCGCCATAAGCCACGGCCTGCTTCGGCCTGTGCGGGGCTTTTGATGCCCGGCCCAGAATCTGGATGCTCTGGCGGGCCGCGCCAACTTCCTGGCTCTCATAAAAATGATAATCGCGACTGAAAGAATCCTCGGGCCTGACGCGGATCGGGATGAGAAACTTGGGGCGCCGTCCGATGCGCGCCGACACGTCGCCCAACTTGGCGCGAACCGCGGCGGCCAGCGCCGGGATTGTCAGATCGGCGTCAAGGGCGACCAGGAAAGTTCCATCGGCCAATTCCTGCCCGAACAGCATTCCGAGATTGTCGCCGCGCGCCAGACGTTCTTGCAGAACAAAAATCGGGTACGGCTTTTCATACCACCCCATCTCGTAGGGGTTTTTGCCGGCGACCGGCACGAGGTGGTAATCAAGGTCGAGCAGGATCGAGGCGGCTTGAGACCCCTCTTGAGCGTGGCGTGTTCCGGGTGGCTCGTGCATGGTGTTCATCGGGCGTAGCGTCCAGCTAGAGGGGTATAATTTATTCAAGCGCCCCAAAACGATTTTTCATCGCCGTTGCGGGCGGCGAAGCTCTTGTACTTGGCGAGGATTTTATCGATGACTGCGGCCTGCTTATCGCTGAGGACATCACTCTTGCGGTCAAGAATATCGTTAACAAAGTCGGTTTCCCACGGCGTCAGCGGGTCAGTCCCGTACTCAATGAACCTGTCCTCTAAATCGGCTAGAATGCCTGTCTTAAACCGGCGCGAAGGCGCTTTAGGCTTCGCGTAGTCAGCGCCACTCCAAAACGCGGAATTATCAGGGTACGCTTGCCGAAATGCTTCAGCGTTCGCTTTCGCTTCTTTCAAATTGTCTGCTGTGGCTTTCTCCCGAGCCTTCCGAAGGGTCTCGGCCGCCTCCCACGCGGTGAAAGGCGACGATCCCGACGACGCCTTAGGCGCGGCGTTCCCGTAGATCGCCGTCAGCATCTCGTCGAGGTTCTGGCCCTGTCCCTTGGCCATTCCGGTCAATTTGCGCGCGGCGGCCGCAACTTCGCCGTCATGGTCGCTTTCGAGAAGCCGGATAATCTTGCGCGCTAGTTCCTTGTTGTAAGTCGCCACTTCATCCTCGCAAGGCAAAAGAGTTCTGACCGGCCAAGAGGTCGGTTACAGTTGTTGACAAGAAGAGCGGGGAACAGTAGCCTCAGCGCGTCGTGGTGGACCTCGGTGCGTCGGGTGGCTGTTCTCCCCACCCTGTGATGTGTCGCAGCAAGGGCCTCTAGTGAAAACTGGAGGCCCTTTTCTGTTCCGGGCGGATGACCAGACTAAGCCCGCGTGTTTTCAAAGTCCAGACGCCGTATCTCGTGCTCATCGAGCTGGTTGCCCACTTCTAATAGACGCTCGACACGCTCCGAGCATAAACGCATCAGTTCAGTGGAGACGCTGCGCGAGGGCGTCGTCTCCCCCGACGCCCACCGCCGAACCGTCCGGGCGGAGATACTCAATTCGCGCGCAATGCCGGCTTGCCACTGAAGGCCGTAGAGAAGTTCGCCGGCGTCCTTGATGACATGCGGCGCCAGGCTAGGCTCCTCGGGGCGGGGTTTGATTCTGGGGTCCATCGGGGTCACTTCCTTTTCTTGGGTTTGGCTGCAAGCTGCGCACGCAGCAATTCGATTTCCTGTTCCGCAACGCGAAGCTTGTCCTGCATCGCTAGCAGGACGCGGCCAGTGGCGAAGCAATTTGCATCTTCGCCAATTTCACGGAGGATAGCCTCGGCGTCCTCCGTGCGCTGGTCGGCTTCCTCGACAGCTTCCTCAAGCTGCCGCACCTCGACGGCATGGTCTTCGTCGGATTGCTTTATCTCGGCTTCCATATTTTCGATTGTTTTTTCCAGCCCTTCGATATCCTCAGACTGATCGGAGTCGCAAATAAGGCCCTCAACTTCGTCGCGCAGCGTCGCCCACAGAGACGGGTCGAAGGTAGCGACTTTGTGGGGGCCGCAATAAATTTCGTCGCCTACCACATCCAGATATTCAGCCATGTTCAGGCTCCATAAATGAAATACGCTCGTCCACTTTATGAGACAAGCGCATTAAGGTGTCAACATTCCTTTAAGATGCCCCGTAGGCCGCCTTGTGCAATCCAGTTCTGTACGCGCGCTGGCGAGCCCCAGGAACCGTGTGGGGCCTCATTGTGCAGGAAGCAGGCGAAGTTGCGGAGGCTGTAAACATTGAATGTGTCGGCACGCAGAACGGCTCCGCTGAAATTATTGGACAACACCGCTTCAAGAAAGGCGCCGGTGCGGCCCCCGAACTCAAAGTATCGGCGCAGCCCGTGGTAGACGTGCTCGGGGATCGTGTCCCACGCCATGGCGTCGAGTTGCTGGTTGATAGGGTCGGCGCAGCGGCGGACGTGGCTGGCGTGGTCCCCGTCGCTTTCGGCGTAGGCTGCTGAGAAAGCGCGGAGGTCTTCGGGCGTGAGGTCTTTAGTCATGTTCAAGCTCCTTTCACAATTTTGCAAGCGAGAGCCACTTGCGCAGCGTAATCTGACCCGGCGCCGTATTTGGCTTCAATCGCGGCGAGGGCGTCGGCCTCCGCACCCCAAAAGCACCCGAGTTTAACCATCGCGCTGTCACCGTGCGCGACCGCGTAGCCAATGCGCTTTTCTTTGCCGACAGGACCGAAAGAATAGATGTGGTACGCGCCTCTGAGGTACGCGCCTATGAGGTTCGCGCCTTCGAGGTCCGCGCCTCTGAGGTACGCGCCTATGAGGTTCGCGCCTTCGAGGTCCGCGCCTCT